ACTTACATCTTGAGGTTTTTTACCCATAACAATATAGTTACCAAAATCTAAATCTAATTCAATGTCAGCCTCTTCTAACATATCTGACATACGATCCCCCTTATAAGAGGTAGACTTTTTTGGGTCTAAGGGTCCAATTTCAACAGGCCTATTAAAAAACTTTCCCGGCGCTGGCATAACACTAACAGATGATTCAGAATCTAAAGCACGGGCTTGCCTTTCAACAAGAGGCTTTACAGTTTCTTCTGTAGGTATAACAATAGAGCCTCTTTCCTCACCCTTTGTATTTACATCTCTTACAAATTTCTTTTTAGAACCCCTGCCAACAGTCTTGACAGGTGTAGCTACATCTTGAAAGATATCTTGTAGTATTGAAGCGCCTATTCTACCTATATTCATTACTGTACATTCCCTGTAAAGCCCGGTTCTCCCGGCGCTGCTGCAGCACCAATGCCGATGTTACCACCGCCGCCGCCGCCCATGTCCTGTGGACCCGTAGGAGCCTCTCCCTGTGGCCCTCCCGGTGCTTGTGGGGGTCCCCCTGCCTGTGGTGGTCCTCCTGCAGCTTGTGGGGGCGCTCCTGCTTCTGGAGTAGGTGGTAGAGGCTGAGCAAATTGTTTAAATATCTCCGCTTGAATAGCAGCGTCTTGCATGGAGTTAGTAACTTTATCAGGATCAAGATCCATACTAACAGCAATCTCACGAATGATGTAGTCCATCTTAGCAAAAGGAGCCAAGGCAGGGTTCTGTACTACCTGCAGGAACTGTGTTAGACGTTGGCTACGAACCTCGTTAGCCATTAAGCTTTCAGTACCCTGTGCGCGTACCTCTAAATCTCCCTTAATAGAAGGATCAAAGTCAAATTGCATGTTAAAGTTAAAAAACGCTTTACCTAGAGGGCCAAGCATATAATCATCTACGTTTTTAATTACATTACGTATTGATCCGTTAGCAGCAGACATAAGCATACTAATACCCGAAGCTGTACGTCCAACACCTTGTACGCCCGTTTGACCGTGAGCAAAGCTAGGGAAGCCAGTGCTTTCATCAGCTAAGATTCTAGCTTTATCAAACAGTTGCATATTTTCGCCTGCAACGTTAGGAAACTTAGTACCAAAGATTGCCTGACCGGGTGCGCCACCTTGACGCCTAAACACTTTACCGGGATACAAAGTTAAGTCTTGGCCCGGCACTAAGTTAGTTTCATCTATTTCAATCAATAGGTTACCAGACATAACTGCATTATCTACAGCCATACGCATGAAGCCATTCATGAGTGTCTGTGTATCATCCATGTTCTCAGCTATACCTACACCAAAGAACGAATAAGGATTTAGCTCATAAGGCACAGCATAGTAAGGAATTAAAGCAGGCTTGAACGGATTCATAACTAAACGCACTACTTGCCCGTTACATACCCATATATTAACACTTAACTGATCAGACTTCTTTAACTCTTTAGGAATATCTACATCGTGATCTTTAAGTGTCTCTGTGTCTACAAATCCCCAGAACTCATACAATTCATAACGCTCAGCTTTTGATTCTTGAGCGTCATCCTCCATAGCCTGTTCCCACCATTTCTTCTCATAGGTCTCCCCCATGCTAAGAGACTTATCAATGGCGTTGTCACGAAAGAAAGGACGGCCTTTTAATGCACGAACTTGAGAGCGTGATAGTTTATGACGCTCTACTATATACTCTGCCTCATCCATGTTAGCTGCATCAGGGTCAGGATAGAAGTTCCAAATAGATACATGGCTAGTAGAAGGTACTGTCTTAATGGTAGGTTCGTAATCACCTTTTTCATTCCAGTTAGGATACTCCTTATTAACAGCGAAGGGGCCTTTCATAATACCAGTACCAAACAAAGCTAGTTCAAAAGAACTTAAACGTAATTGTTTGTTAGCCCCACTCTCCTCTAACTGATCGTGTATCTTCTTTTGCATTTTCTTAGCCGCTATCAAAGCAGGGCTAAAGTTAATGCTGCTAGGCAGGGTTCCCGGCCCCTCTACTAGCTTATCCTCAACAGGCTTAAGTTTTTTAGCTAAAGCCCCTAAACGAGACTTAATACTACTTACAGTATCTCCCGGCTCAAGTACTGTATCAGGCCCAAAGGTAGGAGTGGGAGAGAATGTTTCTTTTAGTTCCTCTAAACCTTTTTCTGATTCAGGGTTAATATCAAAATGTACTGTATCTGCCACGCCTTCAGGAAGAGTAGTAGGATCAATAGCAAGAGGAAACTTTTGACTTCCAAAAAGAACTTCAACAATCTGCCCATAAGCTGCTAAAGTTTTAGTCTTAGTAACTTTTACAAATACTCTTGACTTTTCTGCTTCTGTAAATTGTACTTCACTATTATAGATACCACGGTAGTTTCTATAAGCACTCATCCACCGCTGTTCATCAACAAAACGTGCGTCTTCTGCTTTTTTAAACTTACTCATAACTAAGTCAATAATGTGGCCTGCTTTAGGGTCAGACATGCCAGACGTAGAGACATCCTCAATGTGTGCTGATTCAGCAGACTCTAAGTTTGACTCAAAGTCGTTTGTAAAATCTTCAGGGTCCATATTTAATATCCAAATGTAGGGTCAGCAACTTGAAAGCCGCTTCTCTGAGTTGCAGGATTAAAGTCCCATAAGGAGCTTCGTGGTCTAGTCATTATACCATACCGTAAGGCATCATACAAGTGGTCTTCTGAGTTTGTATCGACATCCTCTGGATTTCTTTTATCTAAAGGAAGGCTAGGTATCTGTGCTATGCAATTGGTGCAGGTGGAAAAAAATACGAGTTGGGGTTCCTCAGTAAATTCTTCCACCTGCAAACGGCGGTGAACTTCATTCTTACCTGAAACCCTAGATCCTTTAGAGCGGTCAGAAGGTCTCCAGCGACAGCCCTTCATGATCATTTGCTCTGCTAGGCTAGGGCCAGTGTCACCTCTTTTATGCCAGAGGGATGAGTCCAACACACCGTATCTTATAGTGCCATCTTCAGACTCTGCCTCTAGTATCATATCTGCAAGGTCTGTAGCTGTCACCTTTGTAACATACATCTCCCTATAAACTATTAACTGCTCAGAGGGAGAAACAGCAAACCATACAACACCTGTCCAACTACCATAACCATAATCGCAAGCTCTGAACTTCGTCCAGCCATTTGGCACATCAAAAGGTTCGACAACATGAATTTTTCTGTTAAACTCTGGAAAAGCCGCACCCTCATTAACATCCCAATTGCCCTCTAGTAGTTGTTTACGTTGATGCTCTGGCATAGACAAAAGCATAGTCTCGTAGTCACCGCTGTCAGCTAAGTAAGGATTGTCAAACAAACTTGCAGGTATAAACCTACGTTTAAATAATGGTTGACCGCCCTTAGTATGCCCTTTAGGATACTCTAGTCTATCTCCTGTCTCAATATCTGTAGCCCAAAAAGATTTGTTAGGCTCAGAGGGATCAATAAACATTTTCTTAACCCACTGATGTCCTATCGAACCGGGATTAGTTGTAGCCCTCATGTACAGACCTAGTTCGGGTGCTGCAGATCTCAAGCGACTCCTCATATAATTCCACGCAAATGGTGTAGCCCATTGAGTTAACTCATCAAATGCTATATAGTTAAACGCCTGTCCTTGATACCGCATAACGTCTTGGTCTTTGTCTAGGTAACTCATCCAGATGCGACCGCCTCTAGGTGTAACCCATTGAGATTTACGCTCTGACCATTTAATACCGGGAATAGCTTTAGGATATAACTCTTGACTTTTCTGTATAAGCTCTCTTAGTTCCTCTGTAGTATGTCGTACAAGCAAACCACTAAATTCTTTGTGATTAAGACTACGTAAAGGGTCAGCAAGTGTGGCGTAGCTCTTTCCACCCCCAGCCGCCCCGCCATATAGTACTTCACGTTCACTAGAAGCTAAATACTGTGTCTGTGGGCCGGGATTAGGCTGAAAGACAATGTTTTGAGCTTCTTCTACGTTAAACGGCGCTGCGATAGGCGTAGCTGGTACTTTATATGTTTCACGTGAAACTTTTTTACTTGAAGTAGGTGTAGTAGCCGACTCTTTCTTTTTCGAGCGTTTCGTACTGCGAGATGGCTTTTTCGAGCCTTTTGGCAAGCTCACGTTTAATTCTAGCAACTGTTTTACGTTTTCGCTCAATGTCTACTCTTTTCTTTAAACCCATATGAGAAATACTTCTACCTGACTGTGTAGTCAACCAAGCAGAGACTTCCCTATAACTATACTGCTTTAAATGTTTTTTTGCAAGCTCTAATAGTTCTAATTCTTTAGAAATAGGGTTTAACCATTGTTCGTCTTCTAAGTCTACCTCATACCCCCAAGGTATAGGTTTTACAAGTCTGGGTATACGCTCCCACTTTTTTATATTGTCAGGCTTAGGAAGCATCCAAAAACCTAGATCATTATTAGGAAAAAACATAGTCATTACACTTAATTACACGTACAAGTACCATCTTTGCAAGATTCACACTTTTCTTTAGGAGGCAATATAAACAAACCGCCACTTGACTCTACAGTAACTTTCTCAGTTTTAACGATACCAGCCCGATCAAGAATCTGACCTGCTGCAACCATCTTCTCTTTAACGCCTAATTGCGTAGGATCAGATAAAGCACTACCATAGGCTACAGCAGCTTGAGGGCCAAGCCTAGACATGTAAGTTTTTGTAGCATCAAAGATTTCATCTTTAAGTCCTTCTACAACTAAACGAGTAGCAGTGCTATCAGCGTAACCAGCCATCTTCTTGGCTGTAACAACATCACCACCAGCCTCATCAAATAAGACTTGCATAAAAAGTTGCTGCTTCTCGTTTAAATTTTTACTCACGTCACTCTCCTGTGCGGCTTAGTAGCTTTAGCCGCTTTTTTAGGTTGCTTTGAAACTTGCTTACCTTTTGCAGTGTCTGCTCTTTTTTTAGCTGTAGAAGCGTTGTAAGCTCCAGCACCCATAGATTTAATAGCAGCAGCAGGGAGATAACGTTCTCCTGTAGCTTTTGAGCCTTGCGTAGAAGGTTTTCCACTCTTGGTCCTCCATTTTTGTTTAGTCCAAGACTTAAGACTTTTTTGACTTGGTTTTAGCGCCATCAGCTTTTGCCTTTGCTTTTTTACTTAGGTCTTTATAATGATACAAACGTACACTTGACTTGCCATGTGCTTTTCCAGAATGTAAAGTACCATCAGACATCTTGTGATTGCTACCCTTATACTCAACACCATTAATCTTAAAGTGTTTTACGCCCTTCATGATGTATATCCTCCACCTTTAGCTTTGTATTGCTTAGCGACCATCTGGGCTTTCCTTGCACTCCACTGTCCAGAGCCTCCACCTTTGCTGCCAGCCTTAACGGAGGCCACAAGAGACTTACGCATAGTAGGCTTAGTATAATTACCAGCCGCATTAACTCCAGACTTTTTCTTGGTTGTAGAACCTGTCCCTGATTTCGCCACGTGTCATTCCTATATCTTTTAGCATTTGATCTGACATATTATTTAACTGCCAGTACTCTACTCTTCGCATTTGATTATGTTGTAACTTTTTAAATAAACGTTTAAACATGGTATAACTCCTATATTACCAAGGATAGTTATACCATGCTTTGCCTTGCGGGACTACATACAAGAATGCAATCCCGCTATGCGTAGTAGTTACTTCTTTTTAGCTGCAGGTTTCTTAGCCATACCGCCATACATGTAACCACTCTTCTTAGACATCCCGCCAGCCATCATCTTAGCTGCTGGTTTCTTCTTAGCCATGCCGCCGCCCATCATTTTAGCTGCAGGCTTCTTCTTAGTCAT